GCCCGCAAAAGCATTCCACCCCTATTTAAAGGCTCGTAGAGTGCTTTTGCTGGCTTCTGTGGGCTTTTCTCGCCTTGTCCTTACCTCATGTCTTTTTTTACTTTTTAGAGCTGAAACGGACGAAATTAACAGGCGGTATGTTTTTAACGGGTTGTACCAGTCCCATCACTGGCATAGGTTTCAAATCATTCGCACAGGTTGGAGGCTGATTTATCTTCTCTTCTTCCACTTCGTAAACTGTCGGTATCTTCGTTACACTATCTACAATAATACACCAACGACGCCACGCACTTTCACCCGACAAAGCATTCTTGTGTATAACTTCGCCATTCAGACTATTAAGGCACATATTTATGATGGTCATAAGGCAACAAGTATAGGAAATATCAATACCAACAAAGAACTGGTTTCTATCTCTCCGTGCAGCCGATAAAATAAGCCTGCCGCTACCACAGGCAGGGTCTAATATTCTTCTATCCCCCTCTTTCGGCTTATCCCCTACTTTTGGCGCAGTTACAAGTTGGCTCATTAATTCACATATAGGCAAGGGGGTAAAAAATTGCCCGTTACTACTATTACTTAAAAACTCCTCAAAATAATCTCCAAAAGGGTCTACAAGCGGTTTTCTATCCATCTGCATAACAAGAGATGCAAATGCCTGTGAAAATAGTTCTAAATCTTCTTTAGCATATGGCTTTATAGTCTTGAAATAAAGTTCCTCCTTGCGTCCCATCGACAAACAACAAACAATTATCTGCAAGAAATCATCAAACACCTTTGCCCGTCCGTGGATTCGGGAAATACCCTCAAGATATTCCCCGAATGGTTTCAAATCATTAGGATTGCTTTTCATACACCTGCAAATTTGAGAATACGAAACAAATCGGGTAAAAGTTCAATGTGTCGTTATCTTCGCTATCCGCTTCCTCTTGCTGTTGTAGTTCCCTTTGTTTAGGAGCACCCCACAAACAAAGGGCATGAGAACCCTTTCGGATGTTCTTCCCCTCTTTATTCCATTGTTTAAGCGTTTTCAACTCCATATGCCCCGTTTGCGCATAAATACCCTTTAATCCATCATTCACAGAGGAAAGAGCACCCTCTTTAACAAGTAGCTGAAGCGGCTGTGATAAACCTTTCAAAATAGCCCGTTTTTCCTGTATGGTCTTTGCAGTCTCAAAAATATTTTCCATCTTTGCAGTACGTTAAAAATTAAACTTCGGTTTGATTTTGTTTCCCCCTACATCGGTGCAACGGTGTAGGGGGATTTTGTTTAGTTATTGCCAAGTTGTTCCAATTCAGAACGAATGTCAGCTTCAGTCTTAGATAAATGATTGTTGATGTCCAGCATCCAGTCAGCCAACAACTTTCCAATAGCCACCGGATTAGACGTTGAAATAGAAAGCCCCTTAGCATCCACGAGAGTCAACTGTGCGTTGTTCTTGTCGTGCGAAATAGTAAAGCTTTCAAGCTGTTTTCGTTTTTCTCTCACTTCCTGATACTTCTGACGGAGCAAATAAACACGGTCTGCCTTATCGGTCAGTTCATCAATACTCAACCGTTTTGGGGCGGCTGCCGTTGTTTCCTTTTTCCCATCAGCAACAGGCGTAGCCGCTTTAGCTGATGGTTTAACCACTTTCTTTTCTTCGGGAACTGGGGGCAACAGAAGCAAAGGTGCTGCCTCCTCTTTTTTGCTGTTAGCTACTGCATTACCTAACACTGCGGCTTTCGCCTCTGCGCCTTTTGCGCTGGTTACATTACTTTTCATGACGTTATACGTTAAAAATTAAACATTTACGGGGTTCGGGGTGCAACCCTATCCCCTTTTGATTACATAACAAAGATAGTCATTTTTTAGATGCAAAACAACACATAACAACCTATCAAACAGAGCATTACCAATACATCTAAATATAGTTAGGCAATTATACGGAAAATAGAACCTATACGCCACGAAAAAAATATTTCTGCAAAAAATCATTCGAAGAAAAAGAAAAGAGCTACCAAAGCATCAAACGGGGTCAAAAAGCTTTCCAATACAGTTTAAACGTTAAATATCCCTAACACAAAACACTGAAATACAGAAAATTACCTCAAAAAAGCACTATAAAGTACTACTTAAAATCTCGTTTTTCCAGCACTCAAACAGACAAGCCCCTAATAAACAGCATACTAACACAGCGCAGCCCCGCACAACGTGCGGAACTGGCGAAGCCTACCCCCCACCGCCCTACGCAAAAAATCTCATTACCTCCCCTCTCCCCCTCGGAATATGTAATAAATCTTTACTTGCGCCCGCGGTACACGCCAAACGTGCATAAAAAAAAACGTACATTCGTCTACAAGAGCCAATGCACGTTGATGAATGCCAACACTAATGATTACCTACATCGAAGAGGTCACAAATAAATTGAGATGCACCTTCGGGAACTTCTCACAGCCTATGCAAAGGGTATCAAAGGCATCAGAGCCATCCGTTCTTCCTTCCAGCTTATCATCTTCCGACTCAGCCAGCTTCTCGCCGCGCTTATCTTTACCACCATTATACACACCTGCCGTTTGTACAGAGATTAACAAATCCTCATTATTCTGTTCATTAAACATAGGCATCAAGTTAGCCTGCCCAGCAAACATACGATTGATCAATAAATACTTCTCTATGTGGTTCATGGGCTTACCTATGTAAACCTCCTGCACTTCCCACCCGCGCTTCTTAAACTCATGAGCAATCACCCAGCGGAAGTCCTGATCATTCACAGCGTAATTACTTCCCAATGCCGTACTATCATAATAGAATATCACCTTCCTCCGCTTGTGATGACGATAGTACTTGCAGAAGTCCTCAATCAGTTCCGGAAGCTTACGTTCATACTTCACAAAGAAAGATTTCAGCACCTTCAGTTTATTATCTTGAGGTTGTCCGGCTACCAGCCAGTTGATGTTAGCATTGTAATCAAATGCAATGCAGATAGGCATACCTGCGTCCACATCAGCATCAGCCAACGATGTAGGCTCTTTCAACTTATCGAACTTATACTCAAGACTATCCAGATATGAGAAGTTGGTACAACTATACTTATGATGCGTCCGCATGGATGAGTAGAAGCCATCACGGGTTATGCCGATACGCTTGCAGAGAATAGAGGTCAGAAAGGTCAGCGGTGGCAGGTCACGTTTCATGTCGTTCACCCACTTCTCACCCAATACCTGCATATTCCAGATGCTTGAGTATTCTTTATACATAACTGCCACCGAACGCATCCGGCAGAGATCACGCGATAAAGTACGAAGATAGGAGCGTAAATAGGCAGGTACGGACTTACTTTCAGCCAACATGTCCTTTATCTTCTGCTTGGTTTTCCATATCTCAAATATAGTACCCTGAATCACCTCTATCAATTCCGGATCGCACTTCTTCTCGAAGTCAAGGAACCAAGAACCTTTCTTTGTAACCGGCATATCTGAAGAGATCAACATACCATGATGATAGAAGTGTTGACCAAAGTATTGCTTATTACCACGGTTAGCGGGAAGAGTCTCATCCTTCAGTTGCTCAAAGTCTACAAATTTCGCTTCATCGATATCCAAAGCGTCATAAGAATGCGAGTTGGAGGTTCCGCTCCTATCCTGTGAAATAATATAGCCGATACTACCATTATAGAAAGAAAGAATATTCTCCCAATTCTCCGGCTCAAACAGCGGTTCTCCCCATCCCCATGTTTTGGGAGGTTTACGCCCTACAGTCCAATGGAGATCGCGTTTGAAACCCCAATTCTCCCAATGAATGAGCATGGAAGGAAGAGTATTCGTAAGGACACGTTTGCAGTTAGCACCGACAAAGCCCGTAATACTGCCGAGCATACGCTGCATGTTCCGGAGATTCCACGCAGCATGAATCAAGCCTTTGCCAATACCACGGCCACCGACAATGACCGTATCTTTGGCAGAAGTGTACATCACTTCCTGTTGCGGGTCATTAAAGTACTGTTTCATTGCCTTGCGGTTTTATTTTGAAGATATCTTCCTCGTTAAATTCCACCTCCTCGAATTCCACATCTTCAATGTCATCAGACCAATACTGCTGTATCTTAGTCTTAATCTTTTCCCGAACATTAGGAATAGGCTTGATGCCAAGAACCGTCGGGTCATCGGTCGGCTCAAACGGCTGGACAACAATCTTGTCATAGCCTTTGTCGAGGATATCTTCTTTATCGAGTTGAGTATATTTTCCGTAATAGTTGGCGGCGGCGCCCATTGCCCTGGCATCTTTTATTCGCTTGGCCATATCAAAAGTCTCATCTATCATCTGGCAAAACTTATACCGGTGATAATCCTTTGTGGTTTTAGCAAGATCGCCAAGCAAGCGTTTTATTATCCGGATATCTTCGTAAGCAGTAGATTTGCTTACATTATAGCGACGCTCCAGCTCGCTGACTATCTCAAGGTCTTTCTTACGTGGAAATTGCAGCCAGAAATTATACATATCCCGGAGACGTATCAGGCGTTGCTGGATCAGTTCCGGAATACCGTCCGCCATCATCTCGTTGATATCGGCAAACAGATACTTCTCACATACTTCTATGGTGGCAGGTACAGGCATTATAAATCTTCATCAGAGTCCATATTCAACAAATAGCTATTCGTAAGCTGCACCGCCAGCGGGCTTCCCACGTTTGCCAATTCGATTTCTTGTTTGCGTAGCTTGAGTGCAGTATCAGCTTTTGCATAATGATAGGCACGGGATACCGGAGTATTACGGTTGCGAATTTCAAGGCGCAGCGCGTCAACATCCATGTCAAGCAGAACCGCCATGTCAGAAACCGGAGTCAAGCATGCCGCCAGTTCCTTAATCTTCTCTATCTGTTCCGTTGAATAACCCATCCAAATGAATTGCTTTTGAATTAATGATAGTGGAGAACTGCGCTTGCAGGTCGAGATAAATACGAGGATCAGTAGTTATCATCCCGCTTTCAGTCCTGTTCCCCCGTGTTTGATTCTGCGAAGTGCAAATGGATACCATCCACTTTTCATTCCGGATAAGAATAACCTTTGAATGATTCTCAGCAAGAAATACATCATCAAACACATTCGATATGAATGTGTACAGGTGAACAGTCTTGCGGGATGCTTTCAGGTCGGTCAACATGGTTGCTTTCGTCAGTAAACCCCGTCTCCGGAGACGAAAAATTCTCCGAAGGAATTCTTCGGAAGTGGAAAAGGTAGAAATGTAAATCTCAGCCGGGCCAGTCTCCGAAAGGATTTTTTCTATGATATCAAATAACTGTATGCGATTATCCAAGTACGCCTGCAATGGCGTACCGGACAATGGCTTTATTATCTGATTGACTAACTTCACTTAACTACCAAACCTAAATCAACCAATTCTTTCACTTGCTCCGCATCCACAGCATTTCCCGTACTGATAAGATACGCATAACGTTCCTGCACTTTAGCCAGTAGCGCCGTATATTTTTTCTCATCAGAAGATTTTAAATCAACCAACTTCTTCTTGTTATCAGAAAGATACTTTCGGGCTGCATTGACTTTCTTGGCAATATCCGCCGGATTCTCTTCCACTTTTGGAGGATTGTTCGTGGTAGAAGCACCAGCCACATAAGCATCATAAGCCTGCATGTTGGCACGATACTTCTTGTCACACTCATCCAACTGCTGTAAGTATTCAAAGCGATCACAGGCCGGAGAGGTTTCCATACCTTTCAGCAACTCAAACAACTCCTTAATCTTGAACCAAAGCGGGGGGCATTCGTCCCATAGGGCTTTGATTTCATCCGGAAGCTGCTCATGATCCGAACGCTTACCACGTACAACCGTTCCTTCAGCCGGCAGATCATTATCAGAAGAAATCACCGGAGTACCTTCAGCAATGGTTGCTTGTGCCGCCGGAACCACCACTTTATTCATAGTTGCCACATCCGCAATAGTTTTACGGTCAAGCCGTATGGCAAGATGTTTTTTCAGTTCATATTCAACCTTGTCCGCAAACTTTTCCGGCTTACGGACTACATTCTGGAAAAAGATACGGTTACGATTCAGAGCCAGGAGCATAGTTGCACCATCAATCACATTTCTGTCCTCAGGCTTTGCATCCAAATAAGCCTGCATTCTTGCTGTTAATTTTTCATCCATACTTTTAAGTTTTAAAAAAGATGGTGACACAGACCAGCCACGCCACCACCTAACTAACCAACCAAAAACAAATTATAGCGTCAACATATTACGCTGATGGCGTCTCCCATGCAGAGCCATCCAGTCCTGACAAGTCCCCGTCTTCAGTCTCTATCTTACCGGGATAGAATGGAGCCGGACACAAATCTGTCGCTTCGATTTCAATAGTAGTACCCGCTTCACCCGTAATACCTTCGCCAAGAGCCTGAGACGGCTTAGTATCCGTCTCAAACTCTTCACAACCAATGACACGGAATTTACCGTTCCGTTGCTGCACAAGATACACAAGGTCATCCGCAGTAGCCTGACGGCAGAACCCTGAAGCATCCTCTTCAGTACCGGAATGTTTCAATGAACATTTATTCAACGTTGTGCGGCTTGGCTTCTCACCTTGCGGCTCAGAGGTCACATTAGACTTTGTTGACAATGATTTCAGTGTCAACCATTTCTTATCGGCGGCAAGTACGAAGTTTCCTTCGTATGTCGCCAGCGCAGCCATCGACTTAGCCGCTTCCAAATCCGGAAGTTTCGGCCAAGTCACAATATTTGATTTCTTCTGAAAGAAGACTTTCGGGCGAATACCCGGCAACACGGTCTTACCGTCGCAAAAGTCCAAAGACTCATACAAGTCTATTGAGCTACATCCTACTGGTTTAACATCAGCCATATTCTCTCCTTTCTAAATAGCAGTTACACCATCAATACTTGCAACCAACATCCGTTCCTTAGATATTGACTCGAACTCAACACCAAAGAACATCGTAGCGATAAACTGGAGGACAAACGCCTTGAAGCGTGCCACTTCAATACTTTCTTCCTCTCCGGTTTGGTTTACTCCCACCAACATGTTCTTTTTTACCGTCATGTGAATAAAGGGACTGTTTTTCTTATTGGCAAGGGGAACAATATTCACATTGTCAAAGCCTTCAATGAAATATTGGTCATACTCCTTATTATAAGGAATAGCGCCGGTAGTCGCTTTATAGTCTTCACAATAGTCGAAGAACACATGTTTAGGAACAAACAGTTTCACCGATTCCTCCTCAGTCAACATGTCATCAGCAGTCTGACAGATTGTTTTTAACACGTCAACAGCATTGTTCTTATCAATAGCTTCGATAACCAGATAATTACCCAACGCAGCCGAAAGCTTTGCTCCATCCAATTCTTTTTTAGTGATCGTATCGAAACCATCGAACAGGTCTTTAGACAACTCACCACTATCCTTACGAACTGCCGTCCAAAGCACGTTATTCAGGTTCTTACCCAATTGAGCGCTGAGAAAAGACAGCACTTTACGAGTAATCTCAGTGGACTTCAAAGCTTCCCCCTTAGTGATGTCAGAACCCCACATAGACTGATAGATTTTGTTCGGAGAAAAGTTACGCACAACCGAACCGAAGAACGTATATAACGTTCTCGGATTGATTACAACTTCGCTATTATCCTCACGTGTTTCGGAATAGGGCCCAAACTGCATGTCACCGGACAATTCACCAACAGTTTCAGAATAGCGAATACCCGGACGCAGACTCATGTGCTGCAATGAACGGGACAATGCAATCACAGGCATCTGCAACAATTCTTTTCGATATTTACGAGCGGTCTTCTGAAGATCCTCGCTTGCAATGTTAACTCCAACTGGTGCCATTAAATAAAATCTTTTACGTCGTTATACATAGATTTCGCTGTCACATCAGATTTACCGTCACCTTCTTCACCTTCAATATGGCGGGTTTCATCACCATCACCATTTTTCAGATTCTTAATCTGCTCATCTTTCTGGTCAATAAGTGTTTGTTTATCGGTAACGTCCTGTTCCAGCGTATTCATTTTCTCGTTGAGGGCTTCAACCTGTTCTTCGGTAAGCGCAACCTTACCATCTTTGTCAAACTCCAAGCCCTCAACGTTCAGGATGGTGTTGACTTTCAAATAGTCTTTCTTCATCGTTGTTACATTATTAATAGTTTCAGATGAATTATTTTCTTCTTTCTTCCCGAAAGAGGAAATAAAACCATCCATTTTGGAAAGCAATTTTTGTAGTAAACCTTCGGTAGTATTTACCTTGTCCTGTTGTGATGGAAGAGCAGGCAGTCCCAAAACATTCAGTTTTTCAGCGGCATCAGCAAAGTCAATCTTATCGTTGTCCTCAATGATTTCATCTACAAAGCCATAGTCCAACGCTTCTTGTGCGGTAAGCCAGCGGCCTTCTTTCAGCACATCAAGGATTTCATCCACCTTCTTTTTACAGCGATTAGCGTACATGTTGGCCAGTACAAGGTCAAACTTATCGTTCTCCAGCTTATTTTCCTTGAGCTGGTCTATAAGTTCCTGAATCTGGTCAGCATTGTATTGTCCCCAGGCATCCACCCAATTACTTACTTTGTGAACCAAAAACATGGCGAACTTAGAGATGCAAACTTTCTTTGCCCCTTGTGCCGCTATGGTAGCAGAACTCGCAACCAGCCCATATAAATAAGCGGTCACGTCACCATGATCAATAAACTGCTGGCGGATATCCAGTCCGTCATCCACCGCCCCACCGAGCGAACTGATACGGACATTGACAGGCTTACCTTTCAGGCCAGCCAGTTGGTTGCGAATATACTGTTTGGAGTATCCCCAGCGTCCGATGTAGTCATCAATGTTGATATTGTACGTCATATTGCAAACATTTTATTGCAATATTACGCCCATACCTTATATAATAAAAAGACCTTTACACGTCCAAAACCGGATAAAAAGAGGTATTAGAGTAGGTTACAAGCATTGTAACCGCACATTGTGAGGATACACTTTCCGGTCTTGAGTCCGTGAAAGTCACGACCGGATAAGGCCGGGAATCCGTACCTATCAGATATTTTTCTCCGGAAACGGCAGTAAGGAGGAAACACAATTTTCGATTGGCCACACCAAAAGCTTCAGGCAGATAAGCCGTCAACTTCTGAGAGCAAATACGGTTTTTATTCTCTATCTTATCGGAATTCTCCAATGATGACAGACCAATAGTAACCAATTTTTGGAAATCAAGCAGTTTATCTAAATAAACTCCCACTCCCGGAACAAAAATTGAAGATGATAAATCAGCAGCTTCAATCAATTCCACCTGATTGATAAATTTAAGGCAATTGCTCATAATTGTTCGATGTTGTTCGGTGTTGTTCAAAACGAGTGTCCTTGTCCTCTCTTTTTCTTGTTAAAGAATTTAAAAACAAACCTTTCTTCGTATAGGCATTACGCATACGATAATATTTCTGACGAACCGTTTCCACGAAGTCATCATCAATACCGTGCATTTCACACCATGCGGCAACCATCTTGTTTACTCCGATAGATTGATCAAAGGACATCTCGCCAAGTTCCGCCCACATATTCCGCCTGAAGAGGTCTTCAATAGCTTCAATAATGGCTTCCTTAGCCCGTGGACCAAGATAGTTATATACTGCCGGGGCTTTAGCCTTAGAATCCGGAATAACAATGGGCGTCAGTCCATCAACCATCAGTTCCGGCTTCTGTCCGGAAGGCAATCTTTGAAGAAAACGACGGATCACCGCATTTTCATTACTCTGTGCCGGAAAACGAACCGGATTGCCAAGAGCATGCACAAGCCACTGAGAAAGGTATTTTTCTAATCTGAGATAGATAACAAAGCTGCTCATAAGTCTTCATTTTAGGCACAAATATAATATATATATTCTAATAGTAATATATTTATTATCTATTACTGAGCGGGTATATTTTCCCGTTTACAGCTTCTACACTTTCTACAAATTAAGTAATACACTGTTTTAAAGACAATTAGCACAAATATAAGCAAATAAAAATGTAGAAAAAGGCTTCTACAAATAGGGAAAAAGAGAAGTTTTGTAGAAGCTTTCTTTATTTTCCCTGTTTTGTAGAAATTTGTAGAAGCTTG